AAATCAGAAAAAGTCAAGTATTATTTTAAATATTTTTTAAGTTAAAAAAGTCAATGCTGATATACATATTTTTAATATTTAAAATTATAAAAACATTTTTAGGCGATTAGTTTTGGTTATTACTAATTATCGGAGTTTGCCTTTACTTTTTCTGCTTGTCGGATTTCGCTGTCAATATTTTCAATTTCAGAAGTCGTTAAATCGTAATCAAGTAAGTCGTTGCGAAGTATTAAATTTCTCTTATGTAATGAAATTATTGCTTTACCAATATTATCTATTAACATAATATTTACTCCCTTGTTTGCTAATCGCCTAAATATCAAAGAACTAATTTATAAATCTATTCTGGTATTACAACAGAATAGTTTTTATTTTCTAACTTATTTATAAATTCTGCTATTTTTATACTGCTATATATGTAAAATATATGATTAGTAAAGGCAAAAATGATTTGGTATTTATAACCCGTTTTATAATTGTAAATCTTAATATATACTTTTTTCATTACTTTTCCTTTTCAATTACAATATACCATTATATTAGTTTTTTGTCAAGTATTATTTTCATTATTTTTTGGTATAAAATTATGGTTTGTTATGGTTTGGTTATGGTTAAAAAGTATTGATTTCATTGGTTATTATGGAGTTATGGAGTTATGGCGAGGGGAGATAGGCAGAAAGTTTTTATAATGATTTAAAATAAAAATATAAGAAAATATAATGAAATATAAAACGATTAGTTTTAGGGAGTTTTAGCGAGAGTATGAGCCATAATCCATAATTTCCATAATTTCATAAGTCGTTGGCGTTGAATAGGTTATAAACGATAACCCCATTATTGAGTTATGGAGTTTTTATAAGTCGTTGTCGCTGAAGGATTTATATAAATAGTTTTATTGCTGTTTTACTTTTAGTTTTTAGAATAGTATCAGCAGAAGTCAGCGATTTACTACTTGAAATGGTATCAGCATACCACTCCACCCCCCACCCCTTACCTATATATATCTAAACCCAAAACTAAATCCAGCGTAATTTTTGATATTGTTATAATTTTAAACTTTGAAATTATGGAAAAATAATTAAAATTTTACTTGACAAATAATTAAAAATATGATATACTTAAAATGGAATATTTTAATAGGCGAATTGATTAAAATGTTAATGATTAAAATTATAAATCGGCAATTTATACCAAAAGGAATTTGGTGCTTTTATGATAGATTGGTTAGAGTCCTACGAGGAGGCGTTTGGTAGTCACGAATTGATAAAGCGATTGAAGGAGTTGAAGTTTCACGGAAAGTTAGAGATAAATTTTAATGATGGTAAACCCCAGACGACTAATATACAGATGTTCTGTAAAGCTGGGATACAAGTAAAAATGACTGTAGCGACTTTGCCAGTCACTGAATAAGTAGAGCTAATCTAAAAAATTAGAAGCTCATCTACACAGTGTTTTGTGTGGGTGAGCTTTTTTGTTTGTATAGGGGGTGTGTATGGAACATAAGGAATATGCTGAGAGTACTCAGAAACAACAGCCGAAAAAGCTTTTGCCAAGACATCGTGCTCTTATGAGGAAGCTCATCTCCGGTAAGGAGCTCCCAGTGGCTGCGGAAGAGTTGGGATACAGCTACGGCCGTGCGGTAATTATTGCTGGTTCTCCACTGTTTAAGGCAGAGATGGAGAGAATGCAACATCAAGTCAAGAATGAGTTTGTGAATGCTGAAGCTAAACGTGAGATAGAAGACCCTACTAGAAGGACGTTACATGATACTGCTAATGAGGCAGCTCGCACATTGAGGGGTGCGTTGAGTGATGAGAGTGGGAGTGTAAGAGTAAGAGCCGCGACGGATATCCTTGATAGAACAGGTTATGTGAAGGAAGAGAAGATAACCGCTGATGTGTTAGTGGAGCCAGGGCCAGGTTTGATCAATGCTCTTGAAAGAGTGTTGAATAAAAGGAAGGTGGATGATGCAGAAGTACAGCCAGGAACTGATAGAGCAGGTACGGACGACGCTTCTTGATGACTTCTCTGCATTTGCTCAAGCGTTGTTAGATCCAGCGTATTACGATGATGAGTTTCATACTGACTTGTGTCATTTCCTTCAAGGTAATGTTGGTGATAAGTTGGTGGTTTTACCAAGAACTTTTCTCAAGACAACATTCATTTCTTTGTGGTGCCTTTGGCACGCGACTAAAAATCCAGCGATTCGTATATTGATAACATCAAACACAACACCGAATGCTTGTAAGACGGTTAGATACATAAGGGGGATAGTTGAGAATAATTCAGAATACCAACTCCTTTTCCCTGATAGAATACCTAATTTCTCCAAGGTTAGATGGTCTGATACTTGTGCAACACTCAAACGGCCTGAAGATTATCCAGAAGGTACATTCGAAGCAGCAGGTGTTGGAAGTAATATTATCAGGCGACACTTCAACATCATTGTTGAAGACGATACAGTTGCACCCAAGAAGGATGAATTGACGGGTGAAGAAGCGATGCCTTCGAAGGAAGATATTGAGAAGGCTGTAGGTTTTCATAGGTTAACAATGCCACTACTTATTAACGAAGAGGATATAAGAGTGGTTGTGGGTACTAGATGGGCGTCATATGATTTAATCAATTATGTGAAAGAAAATGAAGACTTCGCTGAATATGATAGGACAGCTTATAAGGAAGATGGTTCACCACGATACAAGAGGTTCTCTCTCAAACGGTTGGACAATATTCGGAAGGCAATGGGAGAATATATGTTCTCCGCTCTATATCTTAATCAGCCACTTGCGAAGGAATTTATGGCGTTTAACCCCGACTGGACTAGGTATTACGAAGAGGATGAATTACCTGAAGAGGGGCAGACCATCGTTACCATCGACCCGGCCGACCCACCTACGGGGAAGGCGCGTCAGGACTATACTGCCATTGTCTCGTGCAAGCACACGAAGAAAGGGGTGTTTGTGCGACGATATAGAAGGAAGAGATTAAGTGATGCCAAGATTATCCGGGAAGGTATGGATGTAGCTAAGCAAGATGGCGCACGAATAATTAGAATTGAAACTAATAGATATGCTCACTTAGAAGCAGGATTTAAAGAGGAGATGGCGAAGAGGGGTGAGTACTATAATATAGAATGTGTGAAGGCGAAGACTATTGCTAAGGAAGGACGTATCAAGAACAGACTATCACCATTGTTTGAGAACGGTGTAATATTCTTGAAGAGAGGGATGAGAGAACTCGAAGAGGAATTATACACCTTCCCAATGGGTAAGCATGATGACATCATCGATGCGTTATCTTGGCAAATCAATCGGTATATTCCAAGCGAGTATGGACGGATGGAGACTAAGAAGAAAGCAGCGAAATACAATGTGTTTGGACTGGAAACTATTAGGGATAGTGTGGTCAGGGCTAATCGGCCTGATGTCCTATACCCTTTCCAAGTGCAGAACAAATACGGAAATAATATGTAAGTTCAATTATTGAACTTACCAACAGGAGGTATCAATGATATCAACACGGCCAAGAATTTTAACTAGTGGATTGGCAGATGGAGATGTCATAAGTGGCATAAGCCTACTTTATGAAGTAATCCTAACCCCTGGTACAGCCAATTCATCTGCATCTCTTACATGGACTGATACAGATGGAGAATCAAAAACAATAACTTTAAGAGGTATCGCTAATGGTGCAAATGTATCAGCACCAATATTTGGCGGACCTATTGCTATCAGAAACCAAGATGTAACAGTTTCTTTATCGGGTACAGCAGCAGCACTTGCTATATACACAAATGAAAGATTAAGAACTACTCAAGCAGCTCCAGCTAAAGGACCGACAATTGCTGGTACTTCTAATTTGGTATCACGGGTTACAGCACATAGATCAAGTTCAGTCAACTTGGTATCAAAAGGAACTGTCTTGAAAGAAAGTACATCCAATGTTCCATCAAGACTTACAGCATTGAAGGAAACCACAGCAAACCTAGTTTCTCGAGTAACAATCTTAACAAGAGGTCAAACATCAAATGTTGTTTCAAGATGTACAGTTTTAAAACCTACATCACTAAACCTAGTGTGTCAGGTTACAGCAACAAACTGTCCTGGGACAGCAAACTTACCTTGTCGAATTACAAGGTGGACAGCGTAATAGAGAGGAGAATATATGCCAAAAGATTTTTTACAGTGTGTAAAGAATGGCGGTAAGGTTCGCACCAAGAAATTGAAGGGCGGAAAGATGATTAAGATTTGCTTCCTAAAGGGTAAGTCATACACATCTGAAGTTCATTCATCTAAAGACTCAAAGGGTGAATCTAATGTCGCAAAAGCAATGAGGAGTTAGTATGTCACACAAAGCCGACATAGAAGATTGGGTAAAACTGATTGAAGCAGGTAAGCGGTACAAGGAGACATACGGTGGCTCAAAGCGTTGGTCGACGTATAGAGACTATGGTCGCGGTATCTTCCCAGGTTACAAAAGCTCAGCGTCCGGTATTCTCCCATACAATCTAACTTACGCTATGGGTCGTACTCTAGTACCAAATATCTACTTTCGCAACCCGTATGTTACTGTATCTTCACGGTACAAACCAGGGTTGGGGTTACACGCCAAACTAATGGAGGCTATTGACAACTGGCTAATTCAGGAGTTAGCGATTAAACAAGCATTTAAAACAGCAGTCATGGACTGTTACTACACCAATAGAGGTATCATTAAGATTGGATATGACTCACTTGCTGGTGCATCAACAACAGGTCGTCCACTCGAACAACAGTTATCAGAAATACTCCGTAAGCCAGTGCAACCATTAGGTAAGAAAGGTGAGCGTGTTGAGTACAATGTAAACGTCAAGCCTGGTATGCCTTGGGCAGTCCGAGTCATGCCAGACTTTTTTATAGTTCCTTTCGGAGTTCGTTCTTTAGATGAGTGTCCGTGGGTTGACCATGTTGTAATAAGACCAACGGAAGATGTTAAGAATGACCCGATATACAGGAACACAAGTCAGTTAGAGGGAACTCATGTGGAAATGATTAACAAAGACCACATGACGAACTCTTTCTACAAAGAGATTGCGAAGGATGTAGATTTGTGTGAGATACACGAAATTCGTGATTTCAAACGTGGTGAGATTAAAGCGTTCGTTCCAGGATACGACAAGTGGATTCGTCCACCTCAAGAAGATCGTCTCCAACTGGAAGGGTTACCTTTCGTAGACTTCACCTTCAATGAGGATACTGAATATTACTGGGGACCGTCAGATGTGCAAATAATCGAGCCGCAACAGTTAGAGGTAAATGAGTCTAGGACACAAGCAATGTATCATCGTCGAGTGGCTCTCATCAAGTTTCTCATAGAAGAGCAACGAATGGATAAGGATGAAGTTGATAAGATGTTGAGTGAGGAAGTTGGCCCAGCAGTATTTGTAAAGGGCCCACCACGAGAGATTGTATCAACTTTGCAGCCACATATTCCACCAGATCTCAACCAATGGACGGAGATAATCCGGTCAGATGTACGTGAACTTCTTGGTCACAGTAAACAACAGATGGGTGAATTACCACCAGGACGTAGGACAGCACGTGAGATTGATGTTGTTCAGAGAGCGCATGACATCAGGATGGATGAGAGGAGAGATATAGTTGCTGATGCTTTGGGTAATCTAATTCGAAAAGTTAACCAAGTCGTATTCGACAGGTGGGACCAGAAACAAGTCGCACAGGTTGTCGGTGTTGATGGTGCTAAATACTGGGTTGAGTATAACAACAAACAGATTATTGGCGAATACGATATTAAGGTAGATGTAGAGTCAATGACACCTATGACTAAAGCAGCTAAGAAGAGGGATATTCTTCAATTGATTCAAGCAGTGGGTAAGAACCCAAGAGCCAATATAGACGCATTGATGAGGATGTTGATGAGAGAGTATGAGTGGATGGATGCGATGGCAGTGTTGCCAGAAGCTCCAGAAACTCAGAATGGTCCGATGAGTGCTCAAGCATGGATGGGTCAACAACAAGGGTTGATGAACAATCCATCACAGTTGGGTGCTCGCGCATCAGAGAATGCTTCACTTATGGGGAATGTGTTATGATAAAGGGCAAGAGGGTACATATTGGAGTTGCGTGTAAAATACACGGATACACGACAGACTTAACTGAAGGTGGATCTTGTCGCCAATGTGTTGAATCCTCTAGGAGTGTGAAGACTGATTTAGATGTTGGAAAGTACAACCCATTCACTCCCTACACATACGATGACATCTGTGAGCATCCAATACATGTAACATCCAAACGTCAGTTGCGTAGGTTAGAGAAGAAGTACAACGTCAAAACCGCAAGGTTAATGTAGGAGGTGCGAGGTGAATCTTGAAAAAACAGATAAAGCGATTGAGAGTTTGAGAGAGAAAGAGGAAGCTACAGCTAAGAGGAAGAGGTTAGACCCAGACCGCAACAAGTATGAGCCAAAGATGTATAAGCGTGATGGGAACTACCCACCTAAAGGTACTATTACAATTGTGGTGTATCCTCATAAGGAGTTTGAAACAACGTTCGAAGGTGATATCACAGGTAGTGATGTTAACCGTGCTTGGCGAATGATGATACGAGGGTATCGTCTATGGAAGTTCAGTAAGAGAGAAGGCAGACAGCCAAATCAACCAGCTGAACAACCAACAGAAGCTAAAGCAGAAAATGAATCGGAGGTAAAATAGATGAGTAGCGAAGACTTACAGAATGGTGGAGGAACAGGTGGAGCAGGCGATGCTGCTCAACAACTAGCCGATGCTCAGGCAGAGCTTGGTAAGTTGAAAGGACAATTGAGTGAATTAGAGGGAGCGAAAGAAAACCTCGAACGCCAACTTGGTGACGCTAATAAGGAGCTTCTCGGTGAAGACTACCTTAACTATCTTGAGAACAAGGGTAAGACCCCACCTCAAGCGAGTGGTAGTGAAGAAGGTTCAGGCCTGGAGATTGGACAAGATTTTGATAGAGCGTCCAATACAGAAGTCGCGAAATTTTTGGTTGGCCACATGGATGGCAAACTTAAAGGTGCAATGGAGAAGTTGGGTAAAAATCAGAAGGCATTAGATGACAAAATAGGGTTAGCCTTTGCCCGTCTCGACGTAGCCATGACCGCCTCTAAGTATGACGGAAGTGATGGTGGACCATCATGGGCAGAGAACGAGAAGGAGATTTTTAAGATAGCTAAAGCAAATCCTTCTTGGGGTGCTGAACAATGCTACAAGCAATTCAAACTCGAAAATTCAGCAAGACTGAAAGAGAAAGAAGATGCTGACCGTAGGAAAGCCGAGGAAGAGGAAGAACTCATCACTGAGAAGGGCGGAGTGCCAGGAAGTACCGTGCAGGATAAAGACATGGATAAAGAGGATGCTGCAAAGCTCGCGTACAGAAAGGCATTTGGCAACAAAAAACAACGATAGGAAAAGGGGTGAGATATGCCAGTTAACACAAACACTGAAAGCCTAAATACCATGTACACTACAACTTGGTATTTGCGTAAGAAAAAGGTGATTGACCAAATCTTTGAGGCTACACCTTTCTGGCTGTTGCTTAAGAGGAAGGGTAAGATTACCACTCAGTCTGGCGGACGCGAGATTGAGGTACCACTTCGTTACGCAAAGAACGAGACAGTTCAGTATATTGGTAAAGGTGGTTCCGTAACCTTACAGGACACAGACCCATTAACGGTCGCTCAATACCCATGGAGATATCTTACTGGGCACATTATCAGATACTTCGCAGATTTTCAGAAGAATAGAAGTGAAGCTCAGTTGATAAATAAAGTCAATAGTGATATTGACACACTTCAAGCAAGTTTGATTGACCAGTTAGAGGAGTCCCTGTTTAATGACGGAACAGGCGACAACAGCAATGAGATTAATGGTCTCTTGAATTTAGTCGCCGAAGCGCCAACCACTGGTACGGTTGGTGGAATTAACCGTGCTACATACAGCTGGTGGAGGAACTACTACTTTGACATGAGCTCGTATGCTGCATCAATTTATCTTCGCAAGAGGATGAATATAGCATTCAATGAGTGCGGAAAATACGGTGAGGGAGTGACCAGATTTCCAGACCTTATCGTTTGCGCCCAAGACGTACACGAGTTTTACGAGAGCGAACTCGTTGAGATTGCGAGAGTAATGATTAACGATAAGAAGTTGGCTGATTTAGGGTTTGGTGATTTAGCGTATAAGGGACGACCAATGACTTGGTCTCCATCTTGTCCGTCAGGGTCACTTTACCTACTAAACACGAACCATCTTGAGTTCATAGCCGACCCAATTGAGAACTTCTCTCTTGGTGAGTGGCTACCGATAGTTAACCAACCTCGTGATGTGGTTGCACACACCATGACTGTTGGAAACTTGTGTTTAGGAAACGCGAGGAAGCAAGGAGTACTGTTCGATATAGCTGAATAATCGTCTACTTGCATAGAAGATTAGGTGAGTCGAACAGATTGTGAAACGGACTTGACCCGTCATACGCACCCGGTAAGTAGTCAAGTTACTTACCATTACAACAGGAGACAAAGATGAGTGTAAAACACAGATGGGGTTCGGATGTTGGTACTAAGACAGCCGCCCAATCAATTTATGAGGCGAGTACCACTCAGCTTCATAGGATTGGTACCAGGCTTAAACTTGGTGAGAGAACATTTTACTATGGCTTAGCCGCAGCAGGATGCTCACCAGGAGAGATTTGTTCAAGTGACCAATCTCTATTGGGTAGCGCTAATGGTCTATTACCTGATGCTTCTTGCTGTGCATTAACAGCAGCGACACAAAGGTCAGACCAACCAGCAATCACCGCCGCTTTAGCAGTTGGTGACACATGGTTAGCGGTAACTCACGCAGATATGTTGGATAACGTGACTCAGAACATGCTTAAAGATGGTTATGTGATTCTAACTGACAGCGGTGGAGTTGACCAAATTAAGAAGATTAAGTGGAATGGAGCAATGGCATCTGATATAGTAGCTATCGAACTTTATGATGAGATTGATGTGGCTACTACTGATAGTACAACTGGTGTAACATTGATGATGAATCCATTTATGGAGCTTCGTCCAGCAGATAATGCTGTTGACGAAAACCCAGCAGGGGTACCTCTAGTTGAAATCGCAGCCGACTCTTATGGTTGGTTTCAAACTTGGGGTCCATGTATGCTTCAAACTGCTGATGACACCGCCTTTGGTGGAGCTAACTTAGAGTTAGATGACACTGCTGGTCTATGTACAATTATAGATAGTGGTGGAGTTGAAGCTCGACTAGGTTTTGGTGTAACTGATGTAACAGCATCTGGGGATGCTGCAATGGTTATATTGCAGATATACCCGTAAGTTACGTAACAACGGTAGACGGGGGGACTTCGGTCCCCTCGACTTTTAAAAGAGGAGCTAGAAATGAGTTTGAAACGGAGATTAGCAGAAAAAGTATTTGATGGGGCAAAAGACATTTATCAATGTATCGATAGACAAACATTAACAGCAGCCCCCTCGGCAGGTAGCTGTCCATATCACCCCGTTGGTACTCTGGTGTTGGACAGCACTAATAACGATTGGTATATTTGTACTGTGGCTAACACAACCTGGGTTAAAATCAATGCCTAATTTGTACGATGCACAAGTTCAAGTAGAGAGTTCTGGGAACCCTACTGCGACATCTATTAAGGGAGCTAGAGGGTTAATGCAGATAATGCCTGATGCTCTAGCTGATTATAACACTTACAACAAGACATCTCTCACAATGGATGATATGTATGATGAAGACATCAATAGGAGAGTTGGTGAGTGGTACATGGGAACTAGGATACCTCAGATGTTAAAGCACTACAAAATTCCAGATAATATAGCCACTCGCTTATGGGCATACAACGGTGGGATTGGTAGGGTTCGAGACCAGAAGCTTTATGATGAAACTAAAAACTACATCATCAAAGTTATTAAAGGTATGGGAGAGTTCGACCCACACGGTAGTGGGTACAATTATCCTGCAGCATTAGAGGCTGGAGCAATGCCTGATGAGACTTGGCATTGGCCAACACAGAATGCTGAGACTGGTGAATTGTGGAAGGGGTATGGTCACTACTCAATCGATAAGAGTAAGGAAGCTGAAGCAAAGTTAGGTAATGAGTACAAGTGGGACGAGGGTAGTAATAGATATTATTCAAGGAAAAAAGGTGGCTTGTAATGGCAATGGATTTAGAAGACCTTTATGATGAAGTGAGAGAGAATATCAAACGGACATCGAGTGCTGTTTCTGATGCTCGTATCATCAGATGGATTAACTGGGCTCAAACTTATGTCACCGACTTGCACACCTACGAAGAGATGAGGGAAATCTATACTGGTGCTACAATTGATGGAACAGCAAGATATGGTTTTCCTACTCGGATGAAGGATGTGTACTCAATGACACTTCAAGATGGGAGTTCAAGTAGGGTACTGGAGTATGTGCGTGCCAGAGATTTCGACACACATATTCCACGCCCAGCAACATTT